AAACTGTAGACTTTAATTCTTTTCAAATTCAACGTGACGTAAACTCTGTAGTTGTTACTAAGATAAATTCGACTACGTTCACCTACCCTTTGCCTATTACTAATTTAGGGAACTCAGTGAACGAAGCTACGTCAGAGACGTACACAGCTAGTACTGGAGACGCTACAGTAGGTGCTATTAATAGTACATCTAGTACTGCTACAGTAGGCGCTCGCATAGATATATCTTCTGCTAGCCTAGCCAGTAACGTAGTTTCAGTAGCTACTACTTCCGCCCACGGTCTTAGTACAGGTGACACTGTAGGTATAACCGAACTTGGCTTTTCCGTTACTGACCCTAATAGCGTTAGAGTAGACAACTTTAGAACATTAAGAAAAATAGAAAGAGACGAATACTTTAACCACGGTAGAGATGCAGATGCTAACTCTCTAGCTGCCGGTAGAGGTATGCCTGACCACATCTTTTTGGATCACGGCGTAGGTTCTGGTTTGTCTCAAGACTTGTACTTTGGTATTACTCCTTCGCCCAACAAAGCGTACAAAGTTAAATTTAATTACTTTGCTGTTCCTTTTGCGCTTACTGAGTACGACGACGTATGTAAGGTTCCAGATAACTTCGAGCACGTAGTAGTGGATGGCGCAGTGCATTTTATGTTTACCTTTAAAGAGAACATGGATGCTGGACAGCTAGCATTGATGAGTTTTCAGCAAGGTATCAAAGAGATGCAAACCCAACTGATAAATTCATACGAAAGAATTACTGACCGTCGTGTAGCATTTGGCGGCGGCAAGATTGGTATCCAAGTAGCTGACAGGGTGTAAGTATAGTGCCAGATCAAACGCAACAACAAACTGTTATATGCCAAGGTGGCCTAGACAACTCAGAAAATCATTTAGCTCTTTCAGATGGTAAAGAGGGTGTGGCTGCTCGCTTGGTAAACTACGAAGTAGGTGAGTTTGGTGGCTACCGTAGAATAGAAGGGTTTGACTACCTTAACCCCACAGGTAACAACAACACCGCAGAGACTAACTCTACTGTCCCCGGAACAGGGTCTATCTTAGGTGTTTTTGTATATCGTGACTTGTATGATTTAGCGGATGATGTTATTGCTATTAGACAGGTTTCAGGGCAAAGCTACTATTCTATTTACAAAATGCGAGCCGGTAACACATGGCTTAATATATCGGACGGCGGCAAGCTAAACAATCAATCTAGTCAAAACTATAGGCCAACTGCTACTGGTGTAAATAGAGTACATATAACTAAGTTTAACGACGACGAAGGTAACAAAGTATGTATAACTGACGGGGTAAACCCTGCGGTTATCTATTGGAATACTACAGGGGGGCATAACTTTCAGCAGATCGTATCTACTGGTAATAAAAACTCAACAGATGCTAATGCGGGAGCACCACAGGGCAGTAGCGGATCTAACGACGGTTACGGTGGCGACCAAGCCATAAACCAACCTAAATGCTCTGCTTTCTACAAGACTAGCTTATATCTAGGTGGTGACGGCTCTAACGACCAACCTGCTAGTGTAGTGGCTTATAGTGCGGCTAAGGACATCTACGACTTCTCTTTTGACGGAGGAGCACTCACTATACCGGTAGACGTAGACGTAGTTAATATGATGCCTTTCCGAGATGACTTATATGTATTTGGTCGTACAGGAATAAAAAGAATAAAGCAAAGTGGCACAGATATTATTGCCGAGAACGTCACTAGAAACTTAGGGTGCGTAGCTCCTGACAGTGTAGTAGAGATAGGCGGCGACCTTATATTCTTAGCGCAAGATGGATTCCGTCCTGTAGCAGGTACAGCTAGAATAGGGGATATAGAATTAGAAACTTTATCTAAGTCTATACAAAGTGACCTTATACATTTATCTAGCACTTACGATTTAGACAGAATGGTATCTGTAGTTATCCCATCTAAGGCACAAGTACGCTACTTCCTAAACGCAGCTACTCCTACCGATATTTCTGTAGCAGATGCTCCCGGATTTATTGGTGGACTTCGTACTGAAGATAACACGACGGGATGGGAGTGGGGCCGCATACAAGGTATACAGGCTAACTGTACAGATTCAGGTTACATAAGAAATTCAGAGTACATAGTACATGGCGACCACGCAGGTAAAATATACCAGCAAGAAGTAGGCAGCGACTTCAACGGCGCAGATATTACTGCTATTTACGAAACGCCTTACATTGACATGGGCGACCCTCTAGTACGAAAGACTATACGAAAAGTAGATGCTTTCATTAGAGCGGAAGGCACTATGACTATGGGCTTAACTCTAGACTTTGATTACGGGGACCCTGATCTATTTAGGCCTGCGGATCTATCTTCAATAACTGAAGGTGCTATATCAGAGTTCGGTAGGGCAGGCGTTACTTACGTAGATGATGCCGACGACGCTTCTATATTTTTATACGGTGGACAGACTAAACCCGTTTTATCTTATCAAATATCTGGCTCTGGGCATTCCGTTCAGTTTAGATTTATAAGTACAGGTACGTTTGCCCCTTACTCAATCCAAGGGTTGATACTTAAATTCACGACTTCAGGAAAACAATAATATGGCAGGTTACACACGACAATCAGCTTCCAGTATTGCGAATGGCGTAGCTATATCTGCCGTTCCTTTAAACAACGAGTTCAACGCTCTGCTTGCGGCATTTGATGCCTCTTCTGGTCATCAGCATGACGGCACTACCGGAGATGGGCCTAAGATTGCGTTAGCTACGTGTACAAGCGGCTTCCTCCCAGTAAACCAAGGTGGTGTTGCAGGCCTTAACAATGTAACCACATCTAATCCCGGTGTTAATAACGACACAGACGAGAGCTACAATATAGGTAGTTTTTGGGGAAATTCTAGTACAGATAGAGGTTACTTATGTTATGATGCTACGGATGGCTCCGCAGTATGGAAAGAATTAGTACATATCAACGCCGCAGGCAATGCAATAGACCCCGGAGCAGATAACACTGTAGACTTGGGTACTAGCTCTAATCAATTTAAAGACCTATACATTAACGGTACAGCTAATATAGATGCTCTTGCAGCAGACGCAGCTACTGTTACCGGCATTATCACTGGCTCCGGTGGTATAACTTCTTTTATAAACATCCAAGCGTCCGCTTCTAGCTCTGTCGCTGCAAGTACTTTCGCAGGCTACGCTAACAAACGAGTGATCTTAACCGGCAGTACGGCGGCTACTTACATTCTTCCTGATGCCGTTGTTGGCGATGTAGGCAAGACATGGGTTATCTGTAATGCTAGTAGTGCTGCTATAACTTTAGACGTAGACACTAACAGTCAGACTGTAACTAAACTTGTAGGTAGTGCGTCTGCTACTACTTCTGATATAACTATTGCTTCTGGTGGTGTTGTAGATTTAGTTTGTACGGCAGCAGATAATTATATCCTATACGGTAGTGGTATTGCGTAATGGGAGCGAGTGCGACTGCTTCTGTCGCGGATGTAATAGATAGCTTTAAGTTTACTGCGGGAGAAGGTGCAGGTTACGTTGGTTTTGGTTATAGCTTCGGGACTGCACTAACCTCTCCGTCCATTACTATGGGTAAGTTTATAGATAACGACCCCGGAAACCAAGCAACCTTAGTGGAGTTTAAGTCCCTTACTTCAGGGCTTCTTATTCTACGGCTAGAAAGTGACTTCTTCTATGTTGGAGGTCCTATAGAGTCCCGTAACCCAGAGCACACCTTCGCCTACATGGTAGTAAAAGACAGCACAGGAGCAGAGATAGCAGAGTTTGAAGGGCTAGCGGGTTTAGAAAACAACAGTTCCAGTGAAAACGGGTTACCCAGTAGGCAATGGCTGTATGTTAACGGTCAGTGGCTATACACAGACGACCAAACTCTTATACCACATTTAGCCACAGTAACCGTTGTAGACGCAGATACTTTCACCGTCCCCTTAGCATTAACTAGAAGGAATAGAGTAGTTCCATCTGGGGCTAGTGAGACTTTTACAGGCGGTACAGGTAAAGTGTATAAACCCGGAATAGACGTTTTAAACCCATCTAGCGGCGCAGCGGTATCTACTTCCAGCCTGTCTTCTAACGTAGTTACTATAAACACCAATGCAAACCACGGGCTTAGTAGCGGGGACAAAGTAAATTTAGCGGGCATAGAGTTTTCTAGCTACGACCCTAACACTTTACTCATACCCAATCTAACCGGCGGGTACAATGGTGATGTCTTGCTGGAAACTGGCGAAGACTACACTGTAGAGTTTAGGAACCGATTATGAGCCATGTATGTGTAGGGCTGTCTTCACTACCGGACGACTATGAGCTGCTTAGGTTGTTTGAAGCCAGCGAAGCCAAGATAAGAGAGGGTACGCTACCTCAAATAGCGTTAGTAAATAAGACTCAAAGCGACTTATTTCTTACTATACGTAGCGAAATAAAACGTCACATAACTTCAGGGCAAGCTATAGCCTACTACAAAGACGCTCGTTTGTGCTGGATAGGTTGGGGAAGTATATGCCCCTTTAGGAATGTTAGAGCTACCGCGTACAACCAAAAAGGTTTTATTGCAGGTACGGATGCCCAAGGTAGTAGAGCGTACTTGTACAGTACAGACTTTTGGGAGGCCTTAAAGGCTTTCCATGATACCAACTACAGAACCAAGTACACAGCGGTAGGGAGTTACCTTATACGAGGCTCTAGTGCTGCTTTGTTTGAAGCACAAGTGGGCACTCCTAATCTCTACAACAAAGACACATACTTAATGCGTAGAGTGGCAGAGTACAAAGAAAAGAATCCCCTTGAAGGCATACAAAATGCCCCAGAGGAATTATATCTAGGTCAAATCGAATGGTTTGAGTATAGAGTAGCAGATATGAAACTATAGGAACACCATACAATGTCATACCGAGAACTAAACACTACAGCAGTAGCTACCCAATTTTCCAATAAAACTAAGGGAGAGGGGTGCGTACAATCCGTCATAGACGGTACTAACTTCGTCTACCTTTGGGGTAGCATCGACAACACTAACTACGCATTAGTAGAGTCATTTACTGCCAATTTATTGAAGATATTAACTTTACCGCCTTACGTAAAGGCTAGCGGTAGCGCTACAGACTCTACTACAGCTATCAGTGGGTCTACTAAGTTACTGCTAAACGACAATCGGATAGCGTAGCATGAGACAGGTGCTGATAGGGATGTTAGCGGCGTTGGTGTATTTGCCAACACTAGCACAAGAGCAGCAAGATGCTACTGTAGGAGATTTTGGTTCTAATAATCAGCAGTCCGCAGAGACTATAGATAACAGAACTACTACTACAGTTACACAAGAAGGGACTCCGGTCCAGACAGCAGTGGCTCCTAGCGGGGCCAGTTACAACCAAGATGTATGTACTTTTAGTGGGAGTGCTGGAGTACAGACACAAGTATTTGGGTTAGCTATAGGCAAGCCAGTTAAAGATGAGACTTGTGAACGTCTTAAACTATCGAAGCAGCTACAGGCGTTAGGCCTAAAAGTTGCCGCAGTAAGTGTTATGTGCCAAGACTACAGGGTGTGGTGGGCATTATATGAATCGGGAACACCGTGTCCCACAAATCAAGGATTAATTGGAAATGATGCGTACAGCTTTTATAAACATCGCCCTGATAGGGTTCCTGATGAGCCTCTCATCTACCGTGAGAAGTCAAACAGACCTCCAAAATCATACAGCCGTCATAGATAGCCTTATAGGCCCAGAGGCGAACAATTTTATTTCGCAGATGGCAGCGAATATGGAAACGGGAAGTACCTTAATAGTACACCCAGATACAGGTAAACAGTACCACGTTACTCAAGGTCAACTAGACGCATTCAACCAAGCGTACTCACAGGCATTATCTGAGTCTACACAAGAGCACCTTACTGGTCTATTGCTACAAGACAAGATACTAGAGCAGCAAATTGAGTTTGAAGATCAGAAGAATGCAATGATTGACGAAGCTCAGGTTATTGCTACAGTTACTGCTATAGCTGCCGAGATAGAAGTTGCCGACGAGTCAACTAAAATAGGCATGGAGAAGTACGCTACAGACAATGACCTACGGTCTATTAAGCAAGATACTCGTGATAAATACGCTGCAAGTATTGAGGGCATGGTAGTAGCTAGTCGTACTAAGAATATGTTAGAGCAGTACGAAGGTACTATTATAGAGTCTACTACTTTTGTTACTCAAATGACGGGTACAGTACAGGCTTTCTACGACCAAGCTGGGGTTAGTGTAGATGGTATGTTTTTAAATCAGCTTAACTTAGCTTGGAGTGGCGTACTTGTAGGAGTAGAAGATGAGTTTTGGACAGACAACATACATACCGAGATGGGATTTTTCCCTGACCCTGTAGCCCCAGTATACGAGGTAATACCACAATGAATGCAGAGCAAATAGGAACGTGGATCGGTATAGCCTCCGCTCTAGGTGGAGTGGCTATGTCTTTTGCCACGATGGAAGAAAAGATTTCTCAGTTAGAAGGCTCTATGTCTGAGATATACAATGTAGAAGAGATTCGCACTATGGAGAAGCGGTTAACTACGTTAGAAGTTACCCAGTCTAATAGTGACGTAGGTCGTATCTCT